ACAGCTGATGTAAGGCCGTCGGGCTTCTGCCTGCTGCGGTGTGTAGCCCCAATCGTGCTGCATCTTGTGCAGTATGGAGCAATAGCCAGCCAACGGCATTCGCCCGCTACCCGCTGCGCAGTCGGCAATGGTGATGCGGTGTCCGAACGGCGTGGGCTGTCCTTCCGGCTCGTCCCATCCCGCTATGTTCACGTCGGCCACACATTGCGCCACGCTCGGAGGTGTGAAGAACTGACCCTTGCCACCGCCTCCGGCATGTATCGCCATATAGAGGTCGCCAAACGGGTCGTACCACCTTCGCCGTGGTATCTCTTCCGAGTAGATGCGGAACACCGTCTGCATCATCTCGTGGAATGTCGGCGTGTCCTGTGGCTTGAACTTCCAGCCCTCAATCGGTTCGG